CTTTGATTGAAAAATCAAATCTTATTGAATATATTACAAATATATTAGATAAGAATAAACAATTACAATTAGAAAGTTTTGAAGATAATATATCTTCTCTTAGATCTAACGTTCAAAACCTTTCTAAACTTAAAAAATCTAAATTTGCTAAATCTTTATATAAAATTGGGATGTTTGCTATGTCTATTTCATTATTTGATTCGTTGGGTTTAACTATGGATAAATTAGGTTATACACAATTTGAACAACAAGTTATCAAACATAAATATAAATTTAATAATGATATGATTTTAAATTTGTTGGATGGTTTATTATTTTTGGTTGAGAAAGGTTATCAAACTATAAAAACTGGTTCAATTGACTGTATTTTTCATAGTTCTAGAACTTATACCGAATTATATGACACAGTTATGGATCTCAAACAAAAACAACATGCTTTGTGCAATCCTCAAGCTTTCGGTTTTACTGAGGAATGGTATTTGAAAACTCTTGAAGATACAATTGCACAATTACAAAGTGTAAATAAGTATGCTGAAGATATAAATGAAATTGAACAAAGACAAATTAAATCTTTTATTAATGATCTAACTTTAATTAAAATTAATAAAGTTATTAAGTCTGTTGCTCAAGAAACTAGAATGTGTCCATTTGCGATATTATTCTATGCTAAACCTGGAGTTGGTAAAACTTCTTTAACTAAAATAGCTTATCAACATTTTGGTAAAACTCATGGATTACCTACAGAGGATTGTTATATGTATACAAGAAATCCTGTTGCAAATTTTGCTGATGGATTTAATACTCGTCACTGGTGTTGGTTACAAGATGATATAGCTTTTAAAAAATTTGAAGCCACGCAAGGTGGTGATGTTACAACCAATGAGCTTATTCAATTATGTAATGGTGTACCTTTTACACCAGATCAAGCAGCTATTGAGGATAAAGGTAAAATACCAGCTAGACCAAAATTAGTAATTGGTACAACAAATGTCAAAGATTTAAATGCTTTTTATTATTTTAGTTGTCCAAGTGCTTTGCAACGTAGATTACCATTTATAGTTACAGTTGAAGTTAAACCAGAATTTCAAAAAGATGATGGTTCAGGTATGTTAGATTCTTCAAAAACACATTATGAGAATGGAGAATATCCTAATTATTGGATTTTAACTGTATCTAAAGTTGTAGTTCCAAAATCGCTTAAAGCATTAGCTGATTTTGTACCCATTATGCAAACTGATAATATATATGAATTTTGTAGATGGTTATCAATTGAGTCACATAAACATTTGTGTGAACAGAAACAAATGCTAAGTTCTCTTAAAGATCTTAATGAAATTGAAGTTTGCAAAGTATGTTATTATATTAAGACTAAATGTACTTGCTCATTACAAAGTGGCTCAAAATCTTTATTTGAATCATTTATTATAATTTTATTTTCAATTTATATATATATTTTTAAAATTATTTTAAAGTATATTATATCACAGTTAGGTAATTATGTATATTATACTGTTAAAAATAAATTAATCGAGTTACATAGTGAAAAATTTGAGATTGCTTTAAATAGACAAATTTTCTCAGATTTAGGTGATAAAATTAAAAATAAAATTTCCTATCCAAATTTATTTAAAGTAATTGCAATAACTTTGGGTTCTAGTGTTTCTTTATATAAGATATATCAATATCTTAATCCTAAAAAAGAAGAGAGTGATGTTGAATTAAATTCAAGTGAATTCAAACCAAAATCATTAGATAATGAGAGGTATAATCCATGGGTAATTTCGGATTTTAAATTGAATAATATTGATTTGTCACCAGCCATCATTAGTTCTAAGCAAATTTCGAATGATGAGATAGTGAAAACAATCTCTAAGAATGTGAGTTTTGCCAGAATATATGATGATATAAATAAAAAATATTATACCAATAATATTTTATGTTTAAAAGGTAATATTTACATAGCAAATGCTCATTGGTTTAATAATTACAAAACAGATATGTATAAATTGGAAATTTTCCATAATGATCTTGGTGATGGTGTTAATAATACCAGTACTATTCTTTTAAACAGAAATGACATTATTTTTGATACCATCAAAGATTTAGCATTTTTTATTTTACCAGGCATTGTACCAAAAAAGAATTTAACTAAACTAATAGCTAAAGATTCATTACAAACAATTAGTTCAGCAACTTTAATTATTAGAAGAAATAAAGGTGAAAATGTTAATTTAAACATTAAACAAGTCAGAATTGTTCGTAATAATATGTCTTTAGGAGGTGATGATTTTGATTCCCTTGTCACTATGGGAATATCAAATGATAATACTATTGGTGGTGATTGTGGTTCACCATTGATATTACATACTCCAAAAGGACATATTTTGGCATCCATTCATAGAGCTGGAAATACAACTTGTAATATTTTAGGAATATTTTTAGATATTGATTATATTAATACAAAATTAGAGTTATTAGATCCTAAATATCAACTTTCGAGTGGTGCTCCAATGCTTCGTGATGATCATCAAAAACTTGATGAATTACACCCAAAATCAGTATTCAATTATTTAACAGAAGGAAAAGCTTGTGTCTATGGTTCGATGACTGGTTTTAAATCAACTCATAAATCTAGAGTTTGTAAAACTATAATGAATTCTTTTTTATCAAATTTTGGGTATGAAGAGAAGGTTACTAAACCTAACATGAAAGGTTGGCAACCTTGGCGTTTAGCTGCTCAAGATTTAATAGAACCCGTGTTCAAATATGATTCATCTATTTTAAGAGCTTGTAAAAAAGCTTTTTTGGATAAGATTAAGCGGAATATAAAAAAGAAAGTAATTTCAGATTATGTTGAGCCTTATGATAATTTTACAAGCATTAATGGTGCTAATGGAATAGCATATGTTGATAAAATTAATCGAA